CCGGGGTTCTCTTTGCAATCTCAGTTCTACGAATCGCTACGGAAACGGGTTTTGCTTATAGCCGCGCCTCAATCAAACGATTATCGGAAGTCCTACGATATATGGGGCCATTCCATGCACACGGTATTGCAAAAGATTTTGCAGGTTCTTCTGAATGATCTCGTTCTTCTCGTTAGCTACAAGCCAACGCTTCACACCATTGGTAATCACCAAGCAAAAATCCTTGGCGTCATAAGCATAGGCATCGTTGAATTTGCAATCTCTGACTGAAAGGCAGGGGTTCTCGGGGATAAGAATAATCCGACGGACGTCTTCGCCAGTCAGCCCGCTCAATTTCCCCTCGTGAACAAGTTTGCACCGCAGACGCCACAAATCCGCAGGCCTCAAAAAATCAGTCGGGAGATTTCGGCTGCACCACGCTTTGTATTTAGCGCCTATCTGACTCGCTCTAGCCCCATTTTCCAGCTCAAGCCTCACGCATATATCGGGCAAAGATAGTGAACAGACAACAGCTAGGAGATACAGCCGATTTCTCGCGGCAATTTCAATTTCTTGAAGTAACGGAAAGAGTGCGGTGCTCGAACTGTCGCTGGGCATTTTCTGGAACCCCTACGGAAGAAAGCAGATCGAACAAGTCTACATCAGTAGCGCAACAACCGCCTTCGTTGTACGCCCGAACAACGATACGACCTTTGTCATTGAACCAAAGTTCCACAGCTTCCCCTTCGGAATACTCTCGAACCCCTGTTAGAACAGCGATCTTTGTCTCCATGATCTTTCTCCGTTGTCCGAATTATGGCATTAATGTTCAAAGACGCGCCTCAATCTGCGCCAGGCGCCAGCGCTGGTAGGCGCACTCAAGGGCCAAGGCTTCCTCGTAGCGGATGCCGTACCGATCTCCAGCCGCAGTCACCAGGCGCTTTTCTACGTGCGATACTTCGGGCGTCGTAATGTTCCCGTCCTCGTCCGTCACCTCCGGCTGATCCACCACGGTGACGTCCTCGTACTCATCCTCCCACTTGTCGTAGCAGAGAAGACCGTAGCGAGTGGCATCAAGCCCTTCTGAAGCGAACGCTTCAATCACTTGCTGAGCGATCACGCCGACGTGGAGACGTGCATCCGTACCCTTCTTCTCCACAGCGTCCTTAAACTGGAAGACCTTGAAGTTCACCTTGCCCCATGCTCTCATAAGATCGTTCTCTGGAGGGGCGATAGTAGTCTTCGACCGTTCATCCGAGGTTTCGATAGTTCCCGTTTGAGCATAGATTTGCGAAAAGCGTTTTGCGCCGAGGCCCAGCGAATACTTGTAATCAAGGTACGGATAAAGCCCCTGATAGTCGATCTTGAGGACGCCTACGCCAACCTTTTCTCCCGCCACCCCGGTCGAAGACGCGAAGAAGCTGTGCGAGCTCACCGCGTTTGCTAACGTGGTATTACCGCCAAACTCTAGAACGTCTGCACTGGCCTTGTGAACGAGCATTGCACCCGCTACGTCGCCAGTGTCAGTCTCAAAAAGAATTCGTTGACTAGCCCCAGAGAAGTCTTTAACGGGCATCAGCCGTAAATTGGCAGTTCTCACAGATATTGGAGTAATCGACACTGTATTTGACGCCGACAGCACTGCATAGGCGGCACCCGCCCCCTGTTTATCAGAAGTCATGTAGTCGATCAAGTAAGCGCTACCGTATCTCGACCGAATACGGATTGATGTCGTCGTCTGTGCAACCCCCAATGGTGTAACGTCGAAATCCGAAGAGAAAGCTGTAAAGGACAGCTCCTGCGTCGCAGTATCACGCATAAACACAAGAACGTCCGCCAGTGTCCCCAAGGCTTCTCCTGTAAGGGGATTTACAGGAAGACCTCCAAACAGTAAAAGTACGGGGTCCTGCTTAGCCAGTGTTTCTTCTGACTTGCAGTCTGAGAAGTCGATAGCCGATGCGCTATCTGAAAACTCGCAGAAGACCACGAAACGATCACTTTCCCCGGTCGCTACGAGGCTAAAGACCTGTCCGTCACGCTCGCAGACGCTTTCCGTTTCAACGTATTGAGCCTGTATGCCGACACTTTGGAGTTTTGCACGGAACTTGCGCGGATCAAGAAGTAAAGTCTTTTTTAGCTCTCCTTTCTTGGTGAAGGTTTTGATGCCCTGACGACGATAGCCTTCGCCATCTGGAAAGCTCGCTGACCAGTATGCGCCGACAGCAAAGATGATCTCCGTATCAGTCACGCAAAAGGACTGACGCTTAGGATAAGCCTTTCGCGTCGCTGTAGTCGCGGTCGCCGCCGCACCACCCCAGCCGACGTCACTGAAATCGAACTTCACCGCGCCCGCAGGGGTAAGGGCGCTCTTGTCAAACGCAAAGATATAGTCCCTACGGACACTTTCTGCTTGAGATCCAGCGAACTTCGACCTGCACGAGTTATAGAACTTTCCTGCGTGCTCATACAGTTGAAAGTCGTTATCAAAGCCATTGAGCAACAACTTTCGCTTTGTACACGTCTCAGCAAGATGAATGTCATTTGTCCACGTAACAGCTGACAAGTCATGTTCAAAAAGCTCGCTGGGCGAACCAGCATAAATTAGCTTCCCGTTGCCGACAACGATTTGTTCGACGTATTTATCAGACTCAAAGCACGCCGCACCGACGTACTCAAACCGATCATTGAACTTAATTACTACAAACAGATTGTCAGAAGCGTTTTGTTGTTTACTATCGACTGCGCAGGTGACGTAGAAATTCCAGTCCTCATCCACCGCGAGGCCTTGAACTGATACCTTGGCTCCCGCACCCCATCGCTCAGATACGAAAGAGAAAACCGGAAGCGTACCTTTGCCGACGAAAAGCACCTCCTTACGATAGTCCTTGAGGCTTTCGCTTCGCACAACGGTCGGACCTCCGACAATTGAGACCGTTCCAGACTCGGCGTAGAAGTTGCCCTCAACATGCCCAGTGACAAGGTACTTGCCACCGGGGACCCAAACCGGTTTCCTGGCTTTTGAAGCAACTCTAAAGGCTTGAGTGTCGTCGGTTTTTCCGTCGCCCTTCGCTCCAAAATCCTTCACGTTAACCACGTCCGCGAACCGCTTACGCAGCACTCGGGACACGCTCGAACCTTCGGCTATCACCGGCAACATATCGCCGATGCCAACGGGCGTTTCCACGATGTGAATATCCTTGCCCTTCTTCTTGGCGAGGGCGACGCCGGAATGGTATTGGATTGTCATGATTAAGCCGTTGCGAGTTTGGTATAGGCGCCCCAGTTGACAGTTTCGTCGTCGCCGTTTGGGCATAGACCAAAGCGGATTGCGATCCCAGGAGCTGAAAGGTTGTAGACGGTCTGAATGATTTTCCGCGTAGCGTTTGAGACAGCGCGCTTAGTAACGATTACGATGGTCTGGCCAAAACCTGACGGAAGATTTGAAGCACTGCCATCGCATGTATAAACCCCTGAATCCCGGAGGTTATTTAGGTCTGCAGCGCCTTTCGGTATCGCGTCGCCTACCTGCCCCGAGGTCTGCAAGTAGTCCAGCAGGGATGCCCCTTGAGTCTCGCCAGCGCAGACTTGCCCGCCGTTGTTTCCGATCGCGTCAAATGCAGGGGACGACTTATAGGTGCAATTGGTAAAAGTAAGATACGTGCTACTGGGCCGCGTTATGTCTATTCGACCGCCGTTAAGCGCGTATAGCGCTGTACGATAATTCTTGAAATTGAAATTCTTAGAGCCATGAGCCAGGGATACTGCACCGCCGTATTCGGCGACGACGCCGCCCCAGCCGCTCGTCGCACCTACTGAGCCGCCATCGGTGTCACAATCGCAGAGAGTAACGAAAGCGCCATACTCTGCAAACCAGCCGCGGGGGTTCCCTGTAGCGGATGAATTTTGTACGCTGACACGACACAGTCCACTAGCAAGCAAGCCTGCAACCGCATTGTTATTCGTTTCAGTTTTGTCAAGGTAAACTGAAGTGCATCCACTGAGGAAAAAGCCGCTGCTACCCGAATTTTTGGATATAAAATCACTGAAATACAGGTTACCGCAGTAGTTTGCATGAACCCCGTTCAGCTTGTTTCCCGTAGCAGAGCTTCCGTAAACATTTCCAGAAGCCCCCTGGGTAAAGGAAAAGCCGTTCCACGCATTGTTATCGGCCGCAGCATTCTGTACCGAGACTACGCAATCACCCAGCGCACTGAATCCAGCGTGGCCGCATTCCGTAGCTCTGATGTCCGTGCAAGCTACGCTACCGCCTTGGTGTCGAAAACCGTCAAGGGCGGCTCCTCTGACCGCGACACCTGAAATTGTAAGTTGGCAGTCTTTAGAAAAAATACCGTAGCCGTTTCCCCCGGAGCAATCGAGTATCACAGCGGCTGACGAACTCCCTATTAACGTCGTCTTTTGTGCTGACAAACTGAGGCCGCTCGGTGCGTCATAGATGCCGTCGGCAAGGTGAACTTCAACGCTTGCTTTAAACCCCGAGAAAAAATTGGACAATCCTTCGAGGGAGAAAGGAGCCCCTTCAGACCCGTCCCCATCGCCGTCGGGAGAGGCATACACCACAACCGGCATACCCGCAGACCAACGAGCCAACGTGCGGCCGCCCACCAACCTGTTCGAAATATCCTCCCCGGCGTTTCCCGGATTGCCGTAGCCCTTGACCCAGAAGTACCCGTCGTAGGGATAAGCCTCGACCTCTTCAAGGGAGTTCACCAGGTGGGGGATATCCCACGAGTAATGTTCGATAAAGCCCTTGATGGCTTCGCAGGCGGCAAGCGTTTCCTTGGACGCCCCGGCTGCAGCGATAGCGTCGTCCACCGCGGCGAGCAACTTATCGCGCAGCTGACGAGGGGTGATCGTGTCCGTCGGATCGGTGATGAGCGCGCGGCTGACTTGCTCAAGCAGCTGTTGGATGAGAATCACCGTCTTGTCGTTCACCAGGTTCAACGTCGTGGGATAAAAGCCGCCTTTATTGGTGAACACAGCCAACTGGTTATACGAAACCGTGCTGATAATCGCCAGGCGCCGGCCGTCTTCAAGCGGCGCTTTGAGAATCACCTTGCCGCCGGGGGAGTTATCCTGATCGGACTCAAGCTCCACGGAATAGTCCGTGTCAAGTACCAAAAGTTCTTCAACGGTATCGGTGGATCGGTATACGGAAAGGTCTTTCGCCTCAAAGACCTTAAAGGTGAATGCGAATTCTCGGGTAGCCCCGTTGCCGGTATACGGCCCGGCACGCCGAAGTGTAGAAGCGACAGTCATGGAGAAATCCTCGTAATGCCGGGATTCTCCACAGCCGTCGCTTCAACAACTGCACCCCCTACTCGTCGATCTTTCCGGAGAAACCGAACAACGGCGACAGAACGGCGTCTACGCCCTCAGCCTGGCCGGATTCGATGGCACGAACACCCTTGATCGTCCGATTGATCTGCGTGGACGGTGCACCGGTCAGAGAGCCGGCAATGTCAACGAGGACTTTCAACCCCCTCCAACTCAAGGGATCAGTGGCCGCCTGCATTGCATTGGCCGTGTTGGCAATCATGCGGGTGCCGGCAGGGCCGTTATAGCCGAACAAAGGTTCGCCGGCGATAAGCGACTTGGCCGTGCTGGAGACCTCTCGCAGCCCCAAGAAAAGCCCAAGGTGATATTCGACCACGGCACCCAAAGGTTTACGCAGCCACTGTTTCGTCCAGTCCTCATCGTCGTCATCATCCGAGTCATGCGCCTGCAGCGCCTCACGGAACAACGACTCAAGTACCGGCATCACGGCCCCCATGAAGAGCAACCGTGCTGCAGCCTTCGCCCGGTCATTCTCGCCCATAGCTTCCACGACACCCATATTGAGCGCCGCGTTCATCCACGAGTAGAAGACCGTGAAGAGTCGCGCCCCCTGACTCCGTTCAATGGCGGACAGATCAGACACATTACCGGACGACTGCGTATCAATCACCACCTGGTCAGCCATAGCAATCGCCTTGTCCTCGGAATTCCCCTCGCGGGTGTAACGCTCATAGGCCGCCTGCCACGCGATGGAATCCACGATGTTTTGCATGATGGTCATCATGACGTAGGCGTGATCTTTGAACCAGTGCTTACCAGACTCAAGCCGGTTCCGAACCTGCGCTATTTCACGGTTCTGCGTGAGTCCGCGCAGGCGCATGGCTTCCGACTTCTTGGTGATGGCTCTATGCAACCCCACCGGATCCGAAATGAACTTCCCGACGGCCGTCATCACGGGGGCGATCCCTACGCGCGGGATGACGTACCCTATGCCCGTCAGCTGGACAAAGGCCGACGTGACACTGAAGCCCATCGTGGCAACACCAACATTCGCCGCCATGCGGTTGACCCAACTGTCGGCAGAGTCTCGGCCGCCTGTAGCAATGTCCTTGCGCCAGTCTTCGAACTGCTTAGCCACAAGGTAACCATACCGCTCCTTAATAGCCTGACGCAGTCCAGAGTCCCGGCCGTTCACGCCGTCTAAGACGCGCTTGGTTTCAATCAACCATTCGTGCCAGGCCAGATCATGGATGACGTCATTGAAGCCTTCATAGAGGGCCGCCAGATCGATGCGAAGCGGCATGTGCACGTCACTCTGGACACGGGACTTGGTAAAGGAGCGGCGCGTCGTCGCGGACTGATAGGCGCCCTGCATTTCCTGCCGGATATCGTTGGCGTCGGCGTACTTGGCCGCGCGGTTCGATCCACGGGGGTCAAACTTCACCGGATAGTAGCCGCCGGACACCTGGATGATTTTCCCTTCGGCCGTCTTCACCATGAAGGGCTGATAGTCGATCCACTCAGGTTCCGTGCCGAATACCCGCTTTTCCTTCTCCGCAATAAGCGGACGCAACTCCTCGAATTGCTGCCACACGGCTTCAACGGCCCTCCAGTCGGCTTCCGTCAACGTAGCGAAAATGGCCTGCAGCGCTTCATCCGTGAATCGACAATCGCCATCCACCAGGCGCTGACGGTTACTGTCGTTGCCGCAGTTCAATGCCACAGCGATTCTTTGCCCATGGGTGAAGGGCTTGGAGAACCCCGGGATGATTACCGGGTCTTCATCCTGGCTCTTCTTAAACACCGGGGCCAGCTTTTCGGCCAATGTCTTCGAGACCTTGGCGCGCATGGAGTTTTCAAACGTCGAACGCTCGTTGGCCGAACGGATGAACAAGTTCCAGAAGAAACCGCCCGACTGGTTCTGGTCGAAGATTCGGCACCAGGACTGAATCTTGACGTGGTTCAACAAGAACTGATGCACGTTGTCACGCCAGCGTTCCCAACGGGTAAAGGGTACTCGTTCGTTTTCAATGACATCACGCCCCTGGCGGTCGGCCGCTTCCTTAATGGCCTCCTTGCCCTCCTTCACGATTTCGTCAATACGACCCAGTTCCTCCGCAAGGTTCTGGTTATAGACGTTACGGCCCAACGTCTCCAGTTGCTTCAGCACCGAGAAGAAGTCCTGAGAGTCGTAGCCCGTCATGTCCTTGGCGTGCTCGTGCGAATCAATGAAGCGTTGCAGTCCTTCAATCGGCGTGCCGGCGTCCTCGACCTCCTTAATGAGTTCCTGCAACTGCGCCGGATCTGCGGCGAGTTTTCCGAAATCCTCCCGCTCCTTGGCCGTCATGCTCGCCACGCTGTGGGCGTCCAGCAGGGCCAGGATCAGTTTCTTGTAGGCCGGGTGAACGGTCTTACTCTTCATCGCCCGCTTAGCCATACGCACGCCACGCTGATAACGGTCGAGGGCTTCAAGGGCCGCACGAGCCATTTCGTGGTTAAGCACCTGACCGCGCTTCGCTTCAAGGCATGCCCCGAAGTCACCCTTGCGCATCGCTTGTTCGGCCATGGCGGCACAGCGCCGTTCGGCATTCATGAAAGTCCCCGGTCGAATGTCCGACAACTTCATGTTGCCGATCTGCTCAACCGCGTATTCGCGGGCGGCCGAGACCATCAGCTGCCGCTTGCCGAGAGCACGCGCCAGGGCGTTGAATTCGGCCGTAATGAAGCGGGAACGGGTTTCGTTGTGGGCGGCAAGGTTCGACTGCAACTCGTCGAATGCGTCGGGACTCATGCCGCTTTCAATGCGCACCTTGTAGGCCACGGACTTAATGGCCTCAGTCTTCGCATCGTTCATGGACTTCAGTTCGAGCAGATCTCCAATAAGCCCGACAACGTCCGTCGTGCCGGCGGTATTGGCCAACACTTCCGGAGAGACCCCGTGGCCTTCGGTCACCCAACCGCGATCCATCAGCATCTGTGCAGTTTCCGCATCGATTCCGCAGCGGCTCAGCGTCTTTAGTTCAATCGTCATGCGGGACGTCGTGCCGTCCTCGTTCTTGAGGCCGTGCGTCAACAACGACAAGGCCCGGAACCGCGGCTCTTCAAGAATTTCGTCGGTGCGCTTGTTCACCTCGTCCCGGCGTTCCCGCAGAATGCGGCGGGCTTCCTTGCGGCGAATGTTGCCGTAGATCCGCAGCACCCCGTGAACGGCCTTCGCAACAAGACCTTCAGCTTCCTGTGTCGCCTCTTCGTTGAGGGCGTTGTAGGCCGCCATTTCCTCGTCGGTCATCCCCAGGCGCTTGCCGGTCTCGCCGTCGAACAATGCGCGCATACCAAGTTTCTGCTGGGTCTCCATGGCCTGCTGTTCCGTGGCGAACATGAGGTCATAGAGCTTTCGGACTTCCGGACTGATCGGGTGCGGTTGCCGTGTGGCCTGTGCATAAATGTCCATCAGCCATTTTTTGAAGCGTCCGAAGATCGTCTTCATTTCCGCATTCGGCGACACGCCTTCGAGCAAGTAGGATTCGAAGCCCTCAGCAAAGAGCTCGTGCATCCCTCGCTGGTCATTGATTGGCATTGCGGCCCACGCACGGACGGCGGCCGCCACTGTCTTGAGATCATCGGTCACGCCGAGATCAAGCACGCCTTCCTGTTGTCCCCAGCGGAAAAACCCGCCGAGATTTGTGAGAAAGGCCTTCTCACCATCTGTCAACTCGCCGCCGGCCAATACCTTGTCCGCAATATCCTGCGCCAGCATCGTGTCGGCATCCAGCCACGCGTGAGCGGACTCATGCAGGAACGTGGACTTGTCGGCGCTTTCCATCAGCGTCATTACCCCGCCTTCGCCCGGACGGACGTCGCCGGCGTTGCTGGGCATCATGCTGCCGCGGGTTCCGGATTGTTCCGGCTGCTCGAGGCTGTTGAGAATCTTGAGGGCCGTATCGTCCCAAATCACAGCACAGTTGCCGTCGGGTTCGCTGAAGTACTCAAGCCCCTTGATACCATAAAGGTTGAGGAGTCCGGAGGCTTCCTTGCTGCCGCCAGCATACGCCGTAAGCCAGCTGTAGACGTCGCGCCCTTCGGCCGAATCCTTGCCGATGAGTTCAATCACCTTATTGCGGGCATCCGCTCGCGGGGACGTTGTGCCCTTGTCCAGGTCGTCCATGCCTTCGGCCACCAGGTCGAACGCCAAGTTCTGCAGTGCTTTCCGGACAACCACCGGCTGGTCAACCATAGCGGCTTCTTCGCTCAGAAGCACATCCGAGTCCGGAATGTCCGTCCGGTAAACGCGCCCCTCCGTGCTGGACGTGTATTCGAAGCTGTAGTCCTTCGGCCGGCGATAGATCTTCGCGAGTTCGTCCCGCAACTTAGACGACGTCGCCTTATCCACTTGGCCGCGTTCCGTGTCCTCGTTGAGGCGCTTGATGGCCGTCTCGGCCGCGCGCTTCACCTGCGCAGGCTTCGGATGTTTCTGCGTCCCCGGCATCTCCCGCAGCACCCACGTTGCGGCCAAGTCTTCCATGTCCGTGCTTTCGATGTTGCGGCTGACGGGCTTCCCGTTCACCGTGTATTCCCCGCCGCCGGCCAAGGCGTCACGATAGCTCTCGGCCGTCTTGCGGTTCATGGCGAAGTAAAGGCCATAGCCGTGCTGCTGCGTGCCGGCACCGGCTCCGATGTGATCCAGGGTGAAGCGGTCGAACTTGAAGGGAGAACCGTGGTAAGCCGTCTGGGCATACGCACCGGCAATACCGAGCGCAGCCTTTTCCTCGGCCTCGGCGAAGAAGGTGCCGATCTCTTCCGGAGAAGCGGAATCGAATTCGGTGTCGTCTACAATGCGGCCTTCCGGCGTGTTGTAGGACAGGGCCAGGTAATTCCCTTTGGAAGAGTTTTCAAGGATTCCCAGCTGTGCCGGCGTCGGCGGCCGCGAGATCGATGCGACTCCGTGAGCGGAATCGATTCGCATTGCACCGGTGCGGGCCATGAAGTCATACATCGCCTGAACACCGCTTGTGTCCATGACTTCCGCGACGTCTGCGTGATCGACCTGACGGCCGTTAACGTCTTGTTCTTCAAGGCCCCAATGGCGTCCGGAGCCGTCCAACATCGTGCCGTCCGGAAGAATATAAAAGGCCTCGTCAATGTTATCCGTCGTGCCGAAGTTATCCACTGCCTTGCGGATCAATTCTTCGTCCGGCGTGAAAGCGTTTTCGGAAGACTGGAAGAAACCGGTAGCCAACGCATTGTCTGCGTCCGGGAAGACTTCATGCACCAAAGCGTCGTCCGCCTCAGTCCACGTAATGTAGGGAAAGCTGTGCTTGATGCCGTTGCTGGGATCCTGGGCCAGCTTCTGCAGCTGGATCATGATCTTGCCGGGCACCTTGTACGGATCCAGCTTTCGTTCGATCTGCCGGCTATGTGCCGACGTCACGGCTGCAGCGTTGAGCGCCTGGACGCGTCCCTGATACTGCGGCCGCACATTGTCGTGCTGATCACCAAGAAGGCAAACGGCACCACCCTGGCCGAAATGGTGGACGATGTAACCGTCAAAGCCGGCCGCCTTGATAAAGTGCTCTGTCCACGTAAAAGCCCAGTCGTCGTTTGAAGACTCCTTGCGGCCCTTTGCCAACAACCCCAGCGTGTCTTCGTCAAGGTCGTAGATATTGTTGAGCCAAATACTGTGCGCTTCTCGGCCAACGCCTTCTTCCGGGATGATTCCCTTTCCGGTGTCGAGATAGAAGTAGATGCGGGAGTAAACATCGCTGAGCGGCCCGGTCTTGGTGAGGCGTTTCAGTTCTTGGCCCTTCAGACCGGTACCGTAGTAGCGAGAGTTGAGAGACGGCCGGTTGACCGCACTCATGTGAATGCCGAGTACTCGAACCGCATTGGGGCGGCCCTTTTCACCGTACTCAGCCGTAGTCGGTACGTCAGACTCGCGGACTATTCCGCCTTCGAATCTTTGGCCGCTTTCGCCCGGCGATCGTGTTCCGCGAACACCGCCTTCGGCAGATCGTTCGTCCACCGGTCGTACACCGCCTGTTCCTGCGGTGTATACCCCTGACTGTCCGAAGCCTCTTGGGCGGCTTGCGATTTTTGCTTTAATCGCTTGTGCCAGGCGCTTGTCTGTTTCGGACTGAAGATCAGCATCGTACCCAGCGGATGTTTCTTGTCGAACTCCGCCTTCTCTTCCGGTGTCATTTCTCGTGCCGGCATTTGTCTTTTCCTCTTCGCTATACGGGGTCAGGAACCCTGTGTAGGCATCATCCACACCGAAGGGCAGTTCCCCGTTGTAAGGCTCAAGGACTCGAATAATCCCCGCCTTAATCTCATCAATATGTTCGGCGTCAACCGAGAGCATCATCACGCCGCCGGCGGTGGACTGCCCCATAATCAGGCGTTCGCCGTTGGAGTCACGGATCTGGTCGATATGGTTCCGGTAAAGGTCATCGACCTGTGCTTCGGTGAAGCCGTCCGGCAACTGGATTCGGATGACCTTGCTCGTGAACATTCCCTCGCCGTTGGTCTGGCTGATAGCCATAACCGAGTCCTGTCGCAGATAGGATGCTAACAGACGTCCGACCTTGACATAGTCTCCACCATCGGCAATACGACAAAGAATCGAATAATTTGGGTCACCGAGATAGCCGCCGCGCTGAAGCTCAGGTTCACCAATGTGGGTATGAGTTTGTTCGGCCACACGCTCGAGCAACCACGGGACGATTTTCCGAGTCACCGCAAGTTTATCCGCCGGCGACAATTCGTTCCACTGGGCCACGGCTTCCGCGTTGTTCGGATCCGGTGCGGCCTCCATCGTGAGCACCGGCTCGGGTTCCGGCTGACGGACGTCGTCGTAAAGCGTGACGCCGCTGCGGTCGTAGGTCTCCGTAATCCGGTCATTGAAAGGCGTGTCCTGCCACGACAGTTTCGACAAGCCGCCGGCCGCGTCGAAGATCTTCTGTCGGGCTTCGTCCGCCGAAATCTTGCCGGCGTCGAACTCCTTCCAAATGTCGTCAACCACTGAGCGCAAGACTCGTTTGCGGTTCGGCTCAAAGAGGACTCGCACGGCCTCCCAGGTAATCGACTGTATCTCACGGGGGCTGAGGCCCACGCGTTCGGCCGCCCGGCGGTAGGCTTCAAAGTGAAGCGGGTACGTGCCGTTCTGGCCGGACGTCTTGTTGCCGACGGCGCCAAAGTTGTCCTGCACCGGCTGACTGTTGGAGCTCTGAATCGTCAGGGTATCCGCCCCCACGGCATGCGTGTCAATCGTCGCGGCCTTGGCGTTACTCGGGTCGTAAAGATTGTTGTAGAAGTCGCGTACCTTGAACTGCGTGCCGATCTTGTCATAGATGTTGTCTACGCTACCGTCCACGATAACCGAGAGGGCATCGGCGATGGACTGCGGGTTAAAGAAGAACGCCTTCGCCGGCTTCTCCTGACCGCCGGGCACACTCGCCAAACCGCCTACCCCGCCTTCAGGAGTGAGCACGTTGTAAGTGGACGGATTCGTTACGGCATCGTACGCGCGCACCCACAACGCAGCTCCGCGCATCTGATCGGCCTGAATGAGTTCTTCCAGGGACTTGCCCTTGATCTCGTCGAAGCTGACCTTCTTATCGGACTCGCACAGAGTTTTCAACGCCGTCTGCATTTCGGCCGACGGCTTCTCGCGCCGGGCGCTGAAGTAAATATCAAACAAGCGTTCGGCGTTGGTCATGTTGTTGAACCAGCCGTTCTGGGGGCTGAAGATGGCAATCACGGCCGCCACCTGACGCAAGCGCAGACCGTAGCGCTGAGCCCACACACGGGCTGTCTTGTTGCCGCCGTCATACCACAACTTAGCGCGTTCACGTTCTGCCGCCGGCATCTTGTCATAAAGCCAAACGAGATTGTCGGCCATAAAGTCAATGATGCGTTCGGACGCCTTACCGGCATTCCGGACACGACCAACGGCACCCTTTACGCCGGGGATGGTTTTCATGGCCGCCACGGCGCGTTCAAAGTAGCGGCTGTTTTTCTTGGCTTCAGCGAAGTCTGCCCACTGCCGCGCGAACCGCGGGTTCGGGTAGTCCCCCTTCTTCACGGCGGCCTCAGACGGCATAGCCGTGGAAAGCTGCTGTTGGAACGCCGGAGTTTGCGACTGCTGCCGACGGATCCGGAGATTCATCTTGCCCATGATTTCCTTGGGACTCAATCCGGTCTGCTTGGCACGGATAGCCAACCATGAGGCCCACGGGCGCGTCTGCAGGTCGGCCACGTCTTCGGCCGTGCCGGCGTCGATCAACTGCTTGCGAATAGCGTCAACCTCGGTGTCAATGGCCTTACGCATCTCGGCGTCGGGCTTCGTGTCCTTCACTATCTTGTCGAAGGCCGCCACGGCTTCCTGTTTGCCGTTCTTCATGAAGTCCTCAGCCTGACGCGGACTCATGCCGTCGGCATCTACGCGGGACTCATAAAGGAGACTGTTGGCCGCTGCTTCATCCGTCGCTGCCAACTTCACGACGTCAGACACGGGGATAGCAACGTCGGACTTATTCTGGGCAGCCGTCTCAATGCGGGCCGCGAGTTCCGGAGCGGCCTGGCGAATCTTGTCCGGAACGCCGGCATCCACCAAGTCCTGAGCAAACGAGAACACGGACTTATCCTGGCCGACGTCGTTGGCCCAGTCGGCAATCGTCTGGCCGTCCTTCACCTGTGTCCCCATGGCGGCCACGGCGGCCGTCACCCTCTGCATATTCTCGCCCAGCACCTTGGCAGCCTGCGCCTGTTGGTGTTGCGCGTTGTAGGCCGCGTTCACTGAAGCGGTCATAGAGACGACTTCCACCGGGGCAGACGTGAGTTCCCCAATGGCTTCAAAGAGGACGTCGGCCCAGTTGATTTCGTCACCGGCGGCAAGTGAACCGAGCGCTTCGCCGGCGCCGCCTAAGACACCCTGCAATCCGGCCTGCGTGAGGTGGTTCTCAAGGTTGTAGCCCCACATACCCCCGCGGGACGTCGGCGTTGCAGAGCGGGCCATACCGAAGGCTTCCGGAATGCTCTTCACCTTGTCCACGCCGTGCAAGCCGCTTGCCTTCAGAATGCCGGCGGCATCACGCACGGTACGGATGGCGTTACTCGGGTTGAGGCGGATAGGTGCCGCCAGGGCTGCCACGGCATCGAACGCCCCCACGACGGCCGCGCGCTTCTTCCCCTTTTCGTAGGTCTCGGACATGTCGTCCGCCTGCAGGGCCGTACGCATGGCGTCAGGGTTCTGCAGGTCAATCCCCTTTTCCTGCATAGCTTTGATCAGGTAATTGCCCAACTCGTTGTCGTAGGAGCCCTTAAACATCGTCGCCATCTGGACAGCACGGGCGGCCGACGTCAGGCGCGCCGCACCCAACAAACCGCCGCCGGCGGCCGACAAAGCCATGTAGGGGGCAATGGCACCAAGCGAAGACGTGCCGAGATACAAGGCCGAGTTCAACGGATCCGCGGCCATCTCAGTCAAGGCCGTTCCGAGCCCGCTCCAAAAACCCTTGCCCTTGGCCTTCTGGGATGCGTTCTGAACCGCCAAGGGCGTTACATACTCCTTGTCCTTCTTTGCTAAATCTGCGTACTCGTAGATTGCCTTGTCGCGCGCGGCCGCCTGATTTTCCTTGTAGTCCCGGTTCGCCTGCGTGTCGCGAGAAAGCAGTTCCTTCACGGACTCGTCTTCGTCATCATCCACCAACGCAGAAAGCCCGGCCTGAGCTGCCTGCTCAGCCTCATAGGCTGCCGTCGCCGCACGGGACTTCTGCAGTCCGTGGTAGCCGCCTTCAAGGCCGTTCATCAGGCGCTCCGTGACGCTCATCTGCTCCCACGTCGGCACCTCGCCCTGCGGATTCGGAGAACGCAGCACCGCTTTGGCCGTGGCCGGGGTATCGGCAAAACGCATCGTCGGCAACTGTCCGGCCGGCGTCACAGCCTGAGACGCACGCAGCCCATCGTCTTCGGCTTCCATATCGGAAAGAATCTTTGCGTAATCAGTCATAGTTTTCTCGGTTATTTACGGACAAGGCGGGCTTTCAAAAGAGCGCGCGCAATCGTGTGTTGATCCGGTTCGGCGCCGTTGTGGGACGCCTGATAGGCCTGGCGTATCTGTTGTACTTCAGACACCGGCGCAGCATTGATGAATTGACTCTCCCCTGGGAACGGCCGCCGGGGATTGAGGAAGCACGTAATCAGGAATTCCGAGCGATCCAAGTCTTTCGGTTCCGGATAGCCCGTCGCCTTAAGGGCCGCGTCGGCCATGTCGCGCACGCCATTGTCATTCCAAAACGATTCCTTACTGAGGAAATCGGCCACCTTGTAGCCCGAATTCCAAAGCGTCCCAATGGTGGTGAATTGCGTTTGAACCGCGGCAACCACTTCCTTACGAATTCGCTCATCGTCCCATCCCTTTCCGAAGTCCGCGTTCACCTTGTCAATCACGCTGTCGGCAATGGCACGGGAGATTCGGGAGTAGAACGCCTTGTCGGTCTTGCCTTCAGGCTTAAGCCCCTGGCGCTCTAGGGCATCCTCCACGGACTTAATCACCGTCTCCGAGTTGTCCTTCGTGCCCGCCCCTTGCTCGAGCATCACCTTTCGGTTCGCCAACGTGTCAAAGTCCTTGGGCGTGAAGCTACCGGCCATGGCGTAAAGGTCGGCCCATTCGGTGTTCTTCAGTTTCTCGTTGTCGTACGCGAGGCTGTAGAAAAGGGCGCTGTCGGTCGTGAAACTATTGAGTCGGCGACGGCGGGAATACTCAGCCATACCGGCTCGCTGGGGATCTGACAGACCTTCCATCTGAGCCGCGGGGATGTCCTCAATATCCGTGCCGGCGTGAAGGTTGGTGAACACCTGAGCTGCCCGCTGGTTGCGTTCCTCCCGTTCCACACGGTTGGCGTACTGCCGCTGCTCGAAGATAGTTTTCGTCACTTTTTCGACCGTGGTCGGATCCAGATCAGGATTGGCCTCAATCACCTGCATTCGGATCGTGTCCTTGTCTCCGGAACGGACGGCTTCAATCGTGTTTCGGTAGCGGGCCAGGGCGACTTTCTGCTGCGGGTTCAAGGCCTCTTCCAGCGGGTTTTGCTGCTGCAGTTTGGCGACGGCGGCCTGATCCCCGCGTTCCTGAGCGTCGAAAACCTCCCGCGTCCAGTTATCCACGAGTTCCTTCGCCTTCTCCGCCCCAAGCAGATATGCCGCCGGCGCCCATTCCGGACGGCCGGCATCAGAGACAAGATTCGTCGCATTACTGAAATCCTTGGGGTCAAAGTCCTTCCCTGTGGCCGGCGCCAGGCGGGACTTCGCCACGGATTCCGGATACAGAGAATTAAACGTCTGCGTCGCGGCCTGAGCTGCCGTTGTAGCGGCCGCTTTCTTCTGTAGCGCGTCACGGATCAACGGCTGCACCTTCAGGACGTCGTAGGCCGTGAGTTTGTTCCCGCGGTAATGCCGCAAAACAGCCTGCGCCTGTTCGGGGTTGTCATTTGCCAAAAGGGTCTTGATCCCGTCCACAATGGCGCCGCTCACGCCGTCAGCAATCCCCTTCTTAATCGACTCTTCCGGTTCCCCCTTGTGGATCGTGCGGTAGGAGTCCTCGTACGTCTTGGCGTTCTCTTCGACGCTGCGAATGTCGGACGGGTTGACCGTGATTGTTTCGGCCGCTATGGATCCGGACGTCTTGGCCGTCTCCTTCTGGTAGGCGTCCGCCTCCTTCACCATGTGGTTCGTCAACTCCAGTTGCCGGTCGGCGCGGTAGCGTTTCAGGCGATCCGTTAGTAGGCCACGCTGGTGCTGGTCTAAGTTCTGAATCCGGTCACCGATGATCTTGCTGATCTCGTCGTCGTAGTGCTTCACGAACGGGCCGTCCTGGCGCTCCACAACATCAGTGCCGGTCTGCCGTAAGGCCCCTCCCTCACCGTTCATGAGGTCGTTCACCTGGATCTGAATGTCGTTCATGGCCGCATCAGCGCGGGCCTTGGACATCCGTTCGTAGGCGTCGTTGGTAGCCCTCAAAAATTCGTTGGAAGCCTCCATGGCCTGCGCGGCCGCCTTCTTTGCCACGGCATCGCCGCCGGTCTTCAAAAGCCCTGCGGCCTCACCCTGCGGCACGGTCGGGTTGACACGCGGCCCATCGGGCATCGGAACTATTGCCATCTGTCACACTCCTCATCAAACCCAGGTCGGGGGATATTCGTCGGACGCTGCAGCGTTTGTAGATCCGCCGGTGTCATCTGCCGGCGCGTTGCGGGACGCTTGATTTACGTAGTAGCCGGCCACCTTCGTGATGCCGGTAAGCAGACTGTCGGCCGCCACCAGACCGGAATTGGACTTGTTGCCGCCTGCAGCGATGCTCGCCTGATACTGAGCCGTTGCCTTGCTCATGTAGCCCATGGCTGCATTGAGACCGTTGGCGTAGGCCGTGTTGGCGTCCTGCTGCTTATAGAGGTCGGTCGTCGCCAAAATCTCTTTGCTGGATCCGTACCCAATGGCGATACCGTTGGCGGCCATAGCGACGCGCTGCTTACTCTTTAAGCGCCCGTACTGGCCCGTGATGTTGGCGATATTACGGTTCGAGGCGGCAAGCGCTGCCTGCGCCTGAATCGTCGCCCGCCGCTGATTGATCTCGGCGATACGCTGCTGGATCCGCGACAGTTCCGTCGCTGAGCGTGACGCCTGATAACTGGTAAAAATGTTGCCGACAGCCTGAATCGCGGTGCCCCAAAGCCCCGCGGTCTGGACGGTCGTCAAGCCTGTGGATTCTCCGGCCATTGTTGCCCCCGTGGTAATGCCGGCATTTCACAACGCCACAGGGGCCAACAACTGCACTACCCGCCGAGCTGCATATTGGCGGCGATACTGAGAATGGTCAGGGGAAGCGGCGACTTCTGCTTGACGGACACCGCTCCGGAATCACTCCATTCGGGCTGCAAATCAATATCTACGCCCCCTGTCACTGGATCCGGAGGACTGCCTGGGTCTTCCGTAGTGCGCTGCCGGAACTCAACGTCTTCGCCGTCTTCCGGGCCAATAAAGATGCCGCTCGACCGGTACACGCGCATGAATACCGAGTTGACGTTCTTGGTAACCGAACCGCCGTCGGATCCGTCCTTCATCGGAATCGTCACCGGCAATGTGCAAATTTCAGCGTCAATTGGCAAGCCCACCTGGACTACAGAGGCTTCGGCGTCAAGTGTGATCTTGCCGTCCTTCACAACTTTCTGATTCATCTCGGCGCCGTCGGCCAAAACACTGACGGTCTTTCCTTCGAGCCACGTGAGTCCGCTGATCGTCTTCGTCGGCTGCCCCGAATACGTGCCGCCACAGTCCACAAAGAAAGCATCTGCGTCGTTATCTTTCTCGCGTTCCCCCATGCGCTCAATAAATCGGTGAGTTGCCCCGTTAATCTGGCGGCGTACCACACAATAGACCGCATCAATCTTGTCCTCGGCCACCGCCGCCACAGACTCGAAAGCACCGTCCGTCGTGTGTTCGTGCCAGGCTCCGATCTGCTGATCCGGAACGTAAGTGAGCCCCAGCAACTTTCCGGAAGAACTGACGAACCAACCAATTGGGTACGGCGCCTTGGAAAAGGCCCCGTCAATCACCTCGTAGCTGTCAAAGAGGTGCGCCGCCCGGATACTCACGTCGCCCGTCACGTAGCCGCCGGCGTTGTAGTTGTAGCCCAGTTCCCGGATATGCCCCCCGCGTGCGGCCGCATAGAGCACGGTGTTGTTCACAATCAACGGTTGCACCATATTGGAACCGACAAAGGACTGACTTTTGAGTTGCACCGACTCTGGCGTGATGGCGTCAGAGTTGACTGACGTCACCACCCATTCCCCAGCCTCCGTGAATACAAGCAGGCGATTAAGAGGCACCAGGTGGAAAATCTCGTGGCGTTCACGGCTGGCGATTTTGAAAGACACTCGGTCATCGTCACGCACCGGGATGGAGTAGGAAAAGTCGCTGTCCGTCCCCGTTCGTGTCATCCAGATACCCTGAGGTTCCGTTGTCGTTGCCGCAAAAACGCGACGCTGCTCAAAGTACGTCACGCACTGAGGATAATCGTTCGCCTTGCCGACGGTGGCCGTAGCTGTTGCACCTGATCCGCCGGATTTACTGCCGTCAATGTGAACGACAGGATTGGTGTATCCTGAGCCTGGTTTCTTGACTACGATTCCAATAATTTTGCCGTTCTCAGTTAAGGCCGCAAGCTCGGCCCCCGATCCAGTAGGGTCGGTGACATAGACGATAGGGGCGGAGTCATGGGCCAAGACGGCGGGAAAATAGTAGTCGCACCTTTCTCCTTTAGAGCCACACTCCAAACTTGCGTGAAATTGGGCTCCCTCCGTATAGCCTTCCCCGCGAGATGTGAGGGAAACGCCCGTCAGGTAAGCGTCCCACCACGCTAGACCCCGCTTTTTGTTCACGTAAGTTAGGCGCCCTTTCCCTCCGGAGCCGCTGCCTTCGATAGTTCCATCAACGTAAAACACTTTATCAACTGTTGGGTTGGGGTAGGGAATACCTTGCTTGTCGTCATGATGGAATTTTTCAGCGGCTAAGTTTACGGATACGGTTTTTCCGTTAGATCCGACGATTCGTCCTTTTTGCGAAATATATAAAACGCTTCGCAATGAACCATACCCGCTCCCGCCATTCGTTACCGTCACCGACGTAATGCCTCCACTCGAATGGAAAATCTCGTCCACACGCGGCGGAGTGAATTCGGCGTTAGGGGCAATGTTGTCATCAATGATGCTTTGTTCCTCAGTCTCACCAATGTAAGCGTAGACGCCGCCTTCATTGCGATAGACGCGGTAGAACGTAGCCCCTGCCACGGCATCCCATGAAATCTGAATGGTGGTACCTGTGTTATAAATGTTGGCAGTACAGGAAACTATCGAACTTCGCTGAGATTGAATCGTGCGGTCGGCATTGAGAGCCGTCACGCAGTACTTGAAGGTGTACTTGTCGGCGTTGATTTCGTTTTCGGCCGATGACGCCTTAATCGCCTTCACGGCATTCGGCGCCGCTAAGGTCGGATTGAAATCAATCTTCTTGAATCGCCAGTCTCGTACGCTGTAGCGTCGCAATTCCGTCGGCGGGTAATTCCGATGCGTAATTGTCAGAATGTCGGCCGACTGCACGTAATGAAGCGCCATCACATCGTCAGCGTCATACTGAGAGGCAATCTCATATGGCTCTGTTCCCGCTGCATTCTTGAGCGTAGCTCCTTGCGTATGGAACCGGACGTACTTGTGGCCGAACTCCAGAATCATCGTCTGGTCTCGGGAGAACGTGAACGGGATCAGCCTCACCCGCTTGTCCGGGTACTTGGCCTCGGCCACATACGCAAACCCCGGACGGTTTTGGACGGCCCCCTGGGGCAGGCAGATAAAGTTCCGGCAAACCTTTAAGCCGGCCTGATACTTGGGGTCATCGCTACGGCCCAACATCATCGGGCCCATGATGCCGCCGGCGAAACTCTTCTGAGTGACTACGGTCATACTCTTAACCCTCGCTTCTTAGTCCACGTGGCGCGCAGATCTATGTCCTTGCGGCGTTGCTTCATGTCGAAGTGCACGGCGGCCGCCAAAATCGTCTGATACTGCTTCTCAAGGTTCACCGCCACCTGCTGCCCCGGCGTCCCCTTGATGATGTTTCCGGAAAGGCGTATCGCGAGTTTGAACGCCACGGCCTGGCAGAACTGTTCCGGGAAGAGAGACGTATTTGTGACGCGGGCCAGATAGCGGCAGACGGCCCCCGGAAGGTCTGTGAGGATGAGGGGCACCCCGGATTCCTGGTCGGCCTCCACAATGAATTCGTGCGGGTGTTCAAAGTATCTGTCGTCTTCCGGTACGACGGCCACAATGCTCACGGCATCCGCCGGCCGAACATAGCCGAACTGCCACCCGAAGAGGTCGGTGCGCAAAACGGCTAAGTTGGCCCGCCGGCACGCAAAGCTCCAGTCGTGAGCCTCAAGCACCAAGTTCCGGGCAATCTGATACTCTCGGGCGCACACCTCCGCAAAGCGGCCGCCTTCAACCGGCGAAATACTGGCTATGTCCGCACGGCATCCCAGGAGCGACAAGGCGGTGTTGCAAATATCTACTTCAGTCGCCATTTAATTCTCCATACGAAAACAGGGGCGCGAAGCCCCTGCGGTTGCTCATGGCGAGCGGTCTATCACTGGAAGGTCGTGTCTTCCGTGTGAATGATCTGCTGCGCGTCGAGGCTCGTCGTGATGCCGGCCGTGATCTTGCCGGCGGCCACCGTGCCGTCCACGGTGTAGACAAGTTTCAGGTAGCGACGGTGCTCGAGCGGCATCGGAATAACCGCCTTCGCAAACTTCGTCGCTACTACGGCCGCCGAAGCGCCTACCGTGGCGAAGGTGCCGGATGCCGTGTCGCAGTCCTGCAGCTCGACCTTAATCGTGCCGGTACCGGTGAAGTCCGTCGTCGCGATGGCGATGGCATAGAGGTTCATGGCACCGTTGAGCGCCGGCGTCAAAATCGCCTGACCGCAGTCAAGCACATTGGTTCCCGATGCCGTGGCGGTAACCGCCTGGTTTTCGGAGAACATCAAGTCATTGTCGAAAAGCATTTCGTGTCCTCCTTAAATGGGCTTGTCGTAAGTCGTGAGGATGGATTCCGGAAGTTTGTGAACCGGAACTCCGTCAAAGCTCACCACCTTGCGGCCGGCCACCTCTTCCCACTGAAGGTTAACGTTGCTGCAGTGGCGAATCTGCTTGCGGAGCATGGCGCGCAACGTACCGTTCATGTACATGGCCGCACCGCTTCCCAAAGACTGCGGGAACATTTCAACGGCATCGATCAACATATCCACCAGGTCAAGGCCTCCGTCAACCGTAGCCTTTAAGGCGCCCTGGTCGATATTGGCGATTCGAACCACCTGGCGGCGATCTTCAACGGCAAGCCCCAGCTTCCAGTCGTAGTCAGTCACAACGCCGCGGAAACGCTTGTGGTTCTTGTCGTAGCAGTCCTGTTCACCACGGTCGATGCGCTTTAAACCGGCCACACCGCCCTTCGGGAAAATGCCGTGCACAAGGGCCGTATCCCAGTTCACGATGAAAATATCCGTCAACCCCTTAGCTGCAGAAGCCTGGCCGCCGGCGTCAACCACGACATCTTCGTAGCCGCTACCCGTTTTGTTATAGCGAGCACGCAAACCGTCGAACGACTTTGGATCTTTCTTCAAGGAGCCGTTGAACATCATGTTCGCGACCTTATGCGCAATACCCACCTGGAAAGCGTGCTCCTGGTTGTAGCGCCATTCGGCCGACGTATCGTTCAAGGCCAGCAAGTTCACGTCGATCTGCGAGTAGGTCGAGAGCATGCAGGTCGAATCCTGCATCGTGAGACCGCCGGCCTTTTCCGGCGAGACGCCTTCGTTAAAGCCATGGAGCTGACCTTCCGGGTAATCGGTAATCAGCATCGTCTGGTTGTTCACGCCGTTGTTGCACTGTGCAAAACGCATCTGGTCAAGCAACGGCATGCACTGAATAATGGAATCGACAACCTTGGTCGGCACTTCCGAAGAAAGGCGGCTCAGGTCGTACAAAGTACCAGTTCCGTAAGACATTTACGTCTCCTTAATGGTTCATACGAGTATTCGGATATAACTTTCGATAGTCTTCGGCACCGGTATCCACGGCGCCCTTCTTGCCCTGCACGAACGTCCCCTCGGACATATCGGCTCCCAACTGCTTCATGACTCCGATGAAATCAGGATCCACGTCCAGATTGAAGGCGCGAATCTTTGCCATCAGCTGAGGTTTGCCGGCGAAGTACTTGCCGAAAACCGCGTTTGTACGGTTCACGACGGCCGGATCCGTAAATCCGAGTGTCTTGTCCGACAGGGCTTGCTGCCGAAGCTCTGCGCGCTGTTTGGCGAGCTGTGCCTTCATCCCGGCCATCGTCTGTGCCATGAGCTTGTTAGCGCTGTCCTGTGACAGGTCGAGCTCCTTGGCAACTTCGCTGAAGGCCTGAATGCCGGCATCGGCCGGGTTAAAGCCTTCAAACTGATAGCCTTCCTCGGGGGCGCCCAGCACGGATGGCTTGTCTTCCTCGCCATCCTTACCTTCTTCCCCCTCGGGCTTCTGGGGATCCGTGCCCTTTAAAAGGCCGTCCTGATCCCCTTCGGGTTTCCGGTCACCTTCGCCGGTATTGGTGGCAGGCTGAGAGTCCGGCGCCTTCGGATCCACAACCGGCGGAGTGGCCGGGGGCTGATCTTGGGGAGCCGCGGCAGGTGCTGCATCCGTCTCAGCGGGCGCAGCGGCGGGGTTGTTTGCATTTTGACCCAGTGCGTTTTCAAGACTCATCGCTATCTCTCATTTTCAAAAACTGCGGGACTACCTCGGGGGTGAACCGTGCGAGCCGATCCCACAAATACAAACCGACGTTGCGTTGCCCTTCGCCGAAGGACATCGTCAACGCATTGGGGTTAAAGCCGTTGCGGAACACGCCGCAAAAGCCCATAGCCCGGTGAAGAATGCGCAGTCCTCGTTCGTCAGAAGTGAGCCATTCCCAGTCGTTTTTCTCCCGCTGGGCGGCCTGCTCCTGCTTCTTCTTGGCCTCTGCGCGTTTGTCATTCGTCGTCATGCCGGCATCTTCCTCTGTGATTTCGTCAACAACTGCACCCCCTACATGCCGGCATATCCGCTCATGGCTTTTATGGCGTCTGTCGAACTCGCCTGCGGGATGTTTTTGGCAATGTCGGAGAGTTGCTTGGCGGACTCGAGCTGCTGGGCCCGTTGCTGTTGCTTGGCCCGTTGTTCGCGCTTCTGATCCACCTCTTCCTGACTCGGGACGATTTCCGGATCGACCCCTAACTGATCGGCCAACTTGCGGGCCCACTTATCCTCGTCGAGGTTGTCGATAGCGTTCGGCCAAACCTGAGAGGCACCGGCCAGGCTTTGAACATAGGTACTCATGGCATCCACGCCAGCGGCACGCTGGGCCTGCGCCAGGATCGACACGTACTCAATGTTGATGTAGTCGCCCGGCCCCTTATCTTCGGCGTTCTGCGTGTACTCTCGCTCCCCGAAAATGCTGTCCAGGCTCTTAATCTCGTCGGGCATCGGAGGGATCAGGTCGAAGCGCTGCATGCACTGCAGGGTCGTCGCGATCAGCGGGTCGAGGAGTTCGAGGTGAAGGCGCTCAAGCACCGGGCCCATAATCAGCATCTTTTCCTTGTCGAGCTTTTCGACCTCGTAGGCCGTGCGGCCGTAGCGAGCCGTCTGAGCCAGCATGAGGAAAAGATCCTTGTAGAAGTAGTTGTTGATGCTCTGACGCTTGTCGTCAATGTCCACCTTAACGGCGTTTAGATCTAGCCTGACGTCCCAGGCAGTCTTCACCTGCTGCGCCTGCGTGAGATTGCAGTAGCTGACGCCGCCGGGCCCGAAGTCGAGCGGCTTGCTCTCATACTCTTCCGGAACGAGCAACGGAGGGTTCACCGCATAGTCCGTGCCGCGCTCCTTGATGGTTGTTTCTTCCTGCAGCGCCATCACAACGCCCAGGGCCTTCATGCCGGGGCTGCGTCCATAAGGCGACCGCTTGCTGATGGCCCAACGCGGGACAAGGCACGGGAACGTCTTAAAGCCCTCCTCTCGAAGCACTCGATCCTGGGCGTTCGGGAGTTCGTCCGATCCAATCTCGTAGGTGTATTGACCGGCCGTCTCTTCGAAGTACACCCCGCGGTAGGGCATGGAGTACTTGTCCTTCTTCGTCGGGTCGTAGTCCGGCCGCGGCTCAATGGCGTGGATGACCGTATGAGTCTTGAAGCATTGAGCGGGGTTCTTGGCCTCCAGACGAACGCCGTCGCTCACGGCAGATTCCCCGAAGACTTCCACCATCTGGGCGGATGTCATGACAATCTGTCGATAGACGGTGTTCACCCGCTGTTCTGCGTCCTCTTCGATCCAGTACTCGCCGGCGGTCATCTCATGCAAATGGATGACCCTGCGGTCGGACGGCAACGCCACCAGGCAGGCCGTGCCGTAACAGGCAAGCTCGAGGTAGGCATTGTTGAGCGCCTGATAAACGTTGGACTTCGCGAAGACCATCTGCATTTCGGTCTGCAGTTCGGAGAGCCAGCGCTTGACGTTTGTGTTCTCGTCCAATTCCGGAGAGCGCGTTGTAAGCCGAAACCAGGGGCGCGCCGGCGACGTCATGCCGCCCAGCATGCCGGCACCCAGGACATCAATGGCATCCGTGGCCGTCGCGTCGTTGATGAATTCGTAGCCGGTCTCTTCGGACTCAACTCCGGGCACTTCATCAAACCGCCCCGTTTCTGGCAGGATATAGCGCTGCAGCTTGCGATAAAGCGGCTCTATTGGCGTTCTAGTCGCTTTCATCTGGGCAAGTCGTTGGCGCAACTCTGATGCTTTGGCCTTCATGCTCAGCTCCCGAGCGTCCCGCCCTTACCGAGCAAGTCCTTGTTGACTGACGCCCCTCCGGGCCCTGTCAGGTTGGCCGAGTTACCCATTACGCCGGACGTGTCTCCGGCGTCAAGCAAGCCTTCAATATCGGCCTGCTTTCGGTTGGCGCGGTTCTGCGCCTCGTCCTCGGCGGCAAGCTGCTTCTTGGCGGCCGCCTCCTGTTTACGGGCGTTCTCACGCTGAAGGCGGCGTTCTTTACTGGCGTTGTAAGCGTTAGTCGCTGTACTAACGGCGGTAGCAGCCACGACAGCCCATGCGAGTGCTCCTAACCCCATTTGAAGCTCCTTTCGTAGATTTTGGAAACCAAGGTGAAGTAGGGCTTGACAGACAGACTGCGGTCGAGGTGTCCACCGGGTGGGCAACTGATCTCAACATGCTCAATGCGTTTGGCCTTAGCCAGGCGGTAGGCTGACGCCAGCAAGCGGCCGCCGACACCTTTGTCGCGGTATTCCGGGAGAACGAAAAAGCCGTCCGTTGACAACATCGGGACGCAGTAATGCAGGTGAAGCGTTACCAGGCAGCCGATAATGCCCACGGGCGTGTCATCGTCGTAGGCGACGTACACCACCAGGCAGCCGGCGTTTTCCATCGCCTCATAGTTCTGCCACGCCACGGCCCAGATACCGAACGATTCGATGCCGGACTCGGCGGCGTACAGATCAAACAACGACTTGAATTTGTCGTCGGCCAATGCTTTGACCGGCGTCATCCGCACAGAAATAGTCATGCCCTCCTCCTTCGCCGGCATGATCGGCGGGGGAATAGGTCAACAACTGCACCCCCTACCTATTGAAGCGGCGGCGGTTGGAGAGAGAGTTGCGGCGGGACTCGCGGGCGAAGTAACTGGCACGCCCCTGATCCGGGCCCACGGACTGAGCACGCTCGTAGACGATTTCAGCGAACGTAAGGGCCAGCGCGTCGGCCTTGTCGGGGGAATGCAGGCCGCGTTTCTTCATCTCCTCCTTGGACTCAAGCGCCAGGCGGTTGTCGGTGATCTGGTGGAAGTACTCCGGCGCTACGAGGTCATACTTGAGGTCATCGTCATCAGGCAGTTTAGCCATCGGCCCCTGCAGCCATTCCTTCATGCGGGCCCACATCTCCGAACGCTTGTTGAGGTACACCATCGGCCTATCGGCGCCTTGTCCGAAGTTCACCCCGTTCACCGGAAAGTTGGACTCCTTAAGCAGGGTGACGTACGGGTAGCCGATGCCGCCGCTGTCCATGAAGACGTAGACCTTTTCAAAGCCGTAGGTGTCGTAAAGCCAATTGACGTGCTCTTTGATGCGGGTACACATCGCCGTGACGCTCGTCTCGTGGAAAGCCTCAATCTTGATAACCTCCGGACCAATGCGCGTAGCGATTGCCGTATCGTCGGAACCGGGGCCGGCCAAGTCCACGCCAACTATGCAGATCGGGTGCTCTCCCGGGTGGAACTCCATGGACGGCCGGGCCATGGCGGCTTCTACAATGTTCTGCGGGATAAACTGGCAGTCGGACGCGTTCGGGAACTCGCCCCGGACACGGACGCGGACAAAGTCAGAGTCATAGCCGTAAAGGTCGATCCAGGCCTGTATAGCGGGCTTATTGGTAATCTGGGCCTCGCGGCTGTCGATCTTGAAACACGTCCACTGGTCTCTGTACTTGTGGAAGATATCGTAGAAAGCGCCGGAGTTTCGGGTAGGGTTGCCGAAGACAAAGAACATCGGCTCACCGTCCGTGAGGCCGCCTTCTGCCACCTCATAGATTTTGTCGTCGATACCGGAACCCTCGTCAAAGAGATAGAACGACGTCGAGTTGGCGGCGTGCTGGCCGGCGAAGGCTTCGGAGTTCTCTTTGCGGCAGGACTGAGCCGACACGAACCATTCGGAGGGCGCTTCACGGCTGCGCAGTTCCATGGAGCCGCGACCGTCCTTCACATCGAACCAATCGTAGGTCAGGGCCTTGGTTGTCCAAGACTTGATCTGGGCCCACGTACGCGTCGCCAGCTGCCCGTTTGTCGTGGCAGTCACCGTGCCCTTCGCATAGGGCCGGGTGCTCATGATCCAGTCAATCAGCCAGGAACTCAGGCATGACTTGCCGATACCGTGGCCGCTACTGACGGCGACTCGAATGGGCTTCACGGCGTGCCGGCCGTCGAAGGCATTCTCACGCACCTGGCGGCCGATCTCATCCATTACCCGACAACTCCAAGCGTCAGGGCCGTAGTGGCAGTTGGGATACCGGGACCGCCACGGTTCCGGAAGTGTGCACAACTGGATGGACGGATTCGAGTCCCATGGGTAGGCGGCAAGAACATACCCCAGGGGATCAGCGTAGAACTGCCCGATGAAATCCGCTAATTCTTGGTTCAACTCATCAATCATTTTTCTGCTGCATCCTCGCCCGGGCGGCCAACAAACGATCAGCCACCGACAGTTCTCCGGAAAGGTCGACCTGCTGCACTGGCTTACCTTCAACGCGGTCGGCAATGGCGACAAAGGCCTTGACGTCCCCCGCCATAGCCGTGGCAATGATGGAATCCACCACGGCATCGCCCACCGTACCGCCGTCAGGAAGTTCCTTGGCCAACTTTTTCAAAAGGAGTTCCGTGAGGATTTTTTTCTCTCGTCTGGCGGCACCGGAAGCGACTCCCCCTTTTCGGCCTTTCTCCACCGCTTCGGTACCGCTTCTAATGCGGGTTGCCTCCGAATTAGGCACCCCTTTTCTGGCCTTCTTGGCGGGCGCTGCTTTGGCTTTCTTCGTCGTCTCCTTCTTCTCGCTCATGCTCGCCTCAACTCGTTAATCCTTGGCCGGATTTCGCCGCGGCAGATGGCTGCCACCGTAGACCGCGGCATGTCCAGCTTTTCCGAAATCCGGGTGTAACTCATGCCGCCCTCATGCAGTTGCAGTACCCACCGGACTTCGGCGTCCGTCCACCGGGCCCAGTGATGTGACTGGCCGACGGGCTGGTTTCTATCGTTTCTTTCGACATACAACATTTTGGCCGTCTCGGTCGGAGACAAATGCACCCGGTATCCGTAGCCTCAATTCGTGGTCGACGGTCTCGATACTCTTGTCCCGGTTGCGCGGGTCTTCCGGAGTGTTGGGGACGGATGCCGCCTTCCGGAGAAGGCGTTGCGCCCACTCGGGCAGCAAGGTGTGAAAGTTCTCGTCATCCATGGTCAGGCCTCCTTGATGAAAACATGCACAAGCACATACCCATAACGCTGACGCCCCGAGAACCGGTATTTGTGCTCGAGGTGGTGGAATTTCCTGTCGTTGATGCCCAAACGGTCGGCGATACCGTCGAAGCCGGCCTTCATGGTTGCGACAAGGTTGTCTTCATCGCGAGACCGGCGGTCGGGCGTGCAAAACTCGCACTGAATGTCGACCTTGCCGGCGTAACCATCGAAGGTGAACGGCGTCGTACATCGGGTAAGGTAGGCCGCGTCGCTTCGGTACCGCTTGACGGCCCGGGCTTTTGCCGCCCAGTGTCCCCGCCAGTTTGGTTTCAGCTGTTGTGGGGGCCAGGGAAGTTTCACGACGATCTCTGTCATTCGCTCTCATCCTCCCTGTGGTTCTTTTCGACCTGAGCGTCGCAGACGCCCAGCCAGAAATACCGCTGCTCTAATTTCGTCTTGTACTGTGCAGCCTCGACTGACGGCGCTGAGCCCTTCAGGCCTACGTCGTGGCCGACCTTATAAGCGCGAGTCAGCTTCTCTGCGACAGCGCGTGAAACTCCGGTAGGCGTTTTCATCATTCCTCATCCTCCCTTTCGTACTGCGCGTGAACGCGCCGAACCTCTCGCTTCAGCCGCATGAGCTGAAGCGACAAACCTTGTTTTTTGAAATATCGCGGCGCAGTTTTTTCAACATCAGCGAGAACTTCCACGATCTTTGCGGCGTCCTCAGGCTTCAACTGCACGTGCTTCGGGTTGCTCATTACTTTCTTCCTTTTCCAAATTCCCCGTGAGATGATTGAGGTGAATTCCCCAACCCAACCGTCAACCACCTCACGGAGGAAAACTTGATTGACACCTTATTCGGCGGCATAACCGCCATTGCCACTACTGTTGGAGGCCTTGCAGCCATGTACACCGCGTGGGCAACCTACAAAAGCAACTTTTCGAATCTGACAGTCACCGGACGGAGCTACGACCCAAAGGCCGACACTGACAGTGCTCAGATTGCGATACTTGTCTCGGCCAAAAAGCAGACGTACGTAAAGTCCATTTCGTGCAAAGGCCGAACGTTGTCCCTTACACCCAACGGGGAAAAAGCCCCGAGCGTGCTCTACGGAATCAGCTTTGGCCCCAAAGGCCGTCACGACTTTCCGGAAGAACTCTTCATCGCGCCGGCGCCGAAGAAGGGCGAACCGATTGTCCTGGTGTTCGACACCGGAAACCGCTGGGTAAAACCCACTTTCGAACTGTGGCCCAGTGATTTCACAGTTGACGGATACCCCGACCAGGGCGAATGGCCTACTCATCGGTAAACCCCAGCTGCTCAAGGAGTTTCCGGAACCACCGCGGCAAGGGGGTATTCAGTGCTTTGGCGATAGTCACAGTATTGAGCGTCACGACTATTGTCAGAGCAATCAACGTGATGTTTTGCAACACGAGCATGGTTTCGGTCATGCCGCCTCCGGATGAAAAACGATTTCCTGGTTGATCTCTTCCTCGGTCTTTCCGAGCATTCCGGCCGCAATAAGCTGAGCCTCATCAGGCGTGCCCATGGCATACGGATCAGGTC